GGAACGTGGGTGAAAATAATCATATTTGTTCTGGATTGTGCGATCCTTGTGACTAGAGAAAATGTCGAAATATTGTGTTTTTGTCACTCGGAACTAGTAGCCCAAAAATGGGTTTTTGTCTCCGAGCACTAATAGCACTAAGTCGAGGGAACTTCTCCAGCTTTTTGCCAATTGGCTCTGTGTGTAGGTTCATGGAAATTGTCGTAATTCAAATCTGGTATTTTAGATTGACCGCGACTGAGAGAAGTGGAGTTCTATCTGTGGAAACATAGGACTCAGCGCTGTCAATGTACGATAAACTCGTCAGAAACGTGCTGTGTTCTTCCTTGCCACAGTAGTCATCCAACAGCGGATGGCTCCAACTCTCCAGCGAAGTCATTTCATCGAAGAAGGTCTCCAATGAAATTTGATCTTGCACCGTGATTTTAAATACTTTTTCCATGAGAAGTCTGGTCTTGAAACCGACTTTAATTTCCTCGGGGAGTCCCCCGGTCATCGTCTGCAACAGTAGTTGATGTCTGTACGTGTTCAACATTCTGTGGTCGGCCCGAACTCCATCTAAAAGTCGAATTATGTTCTTAGCAAAGGATTGAACAATTGGGACTCCGCGATATTGATGGTAGGCTGACATTGCTTTGCTCTTGAGCAGACGTTTTCTGAGGCGCACTCCTGCATTTGTGAAGCGGGAGTTTGACCAGGGAAGATTGAGGATGACTTTGATTGGGTTGGTGATTGAAATCAGTTCGTCATTGTCAAAAATCAATCCACAAAAGGATGCTTCGGACAGTGAACGTTTCTCTTCAATCTTGATGGTGAAACCGAGCTTAGCGTAGAGTTCTTTCGTGGGGTACTCGCCGTCAAAAGACGCGATCAGATCGTCGCCTTCCACACAGCAGTTGAAGTTCTCATTGCCCAGTTCCTCCATGACAAAAATGAAGAGCATCAGATTCACAAAACCATTTCCCAGGGAGGTGTTCATCTCCCCCGACATTCTGGATGCTTGTACGTCGACGGAAAAATCGCGAAAGGTAAGTTTGTTCTTTCCCGCCAAAACTCTGGTGATGGTGTCGTACCAATCATCTCCTCCGTGCAAATTCTTTGTGCAATGCTTGTATAGTTTGAACTCAGTTGCTTCCAATATTTCTCTTGTGAAGTGTTTCTCAAACGATGTGTAGTCGGTTTCCATAAACCTGAGAAGAGAACTTTGGTCTCCTCCGAGCAGGTCTCTAATATGTTTGGCTCTATGCAAGACCGGCACATGTTTAATAAATTCGCTCTTGCTATATACCAATTCTTCGATTGCGCGAAAGATTGGGCCACAAAACACCTTAAATGGGTCGACTCTTGAGTAAATTCCCCGATTAAACTTGGGGCGATTATAGGACTCATCTTTGACGAAGGACTTGCATTTAATGTTGCGCCAAAGACGGAAATCAACAGGATCATCGACACCAGCGAGAAAAAGATCTGTGAGCTCTTTCTTTCTCCAACGTGGGTAGTGTGTCGTTTCGATCCAGACCATAAAAGAAGTGTCGTGATCATCACTAAGAGGTACAATATTGTCATTGAGCCATCGATCCACACGCTTCCCGAGTTTAGCCAATAATTTCTTATCAGGCTTTGGGACGGATCCCGCAACACGTTGACAAACTCCTGTGATAGCTGAGGGCACATGAGACATAGAAGGGTGAGGAAAAGCAGCATTAGAATAATGTGGGCCCAACGAAACAGCGACAGGCTTTCTGTCACATAGTCTAGATGAATTGACATTGTAGATCTTCGTGGACTTCTTTGTTGCAAATCCCTCCATACGAAGGAGTTCATCAACATGGTATCCAAACTTGAAGACACGGACGTTATCGTTGGGCCTTTGCGGAAAAGCTGGTGCATTGGTTTGTGGAGTTTAGCATCACAAAATTGGGCTCTTAAGTAAAATCCAGTTCCACGAATGACATCTGCGTTTAGATGCCTGGGGATGTTGATCTGGTTTACATTGGCCAAGTTTGAATCAAGTCTGGATGAGTATGAATCTGTCGTTTGAGATAGATCAGACGAAATCCTAGACATTTGCCAAATCAGTTCTTTTGAAACTAATTCGGTCGCAGTCCTAGATTCAGTCGTTTCATCTGCCTCACAGAATGTAGACCAGTTGGTGCAGTAATACTTTACGTCACCGACTGTCCATCTCTCTGTCAACAACAACACACTCAAAATGAAGAAATACAGCCACGCACAAAAAGGGAAAAACTGTTCAGTCATGTGGCAGCAGATCACTATCAACATCAACGACATCAATATAGATTGACGAGGAATTGTGATGTTGATGCG